CGGGCTACGCGAGCAGCTGGCAAGGCAGCTCGGCATTGTCGATGGGGCAGAGACAGTCTGACGATGGGACGCTATGCCGCTCGCCGCATTGCCGACCTTCCGCCTGTCACGAAGGCACGCATCGATCGAGCATGCGCCGTTGCGTGTGGTGACGTCGAGTTGTCATCGATCGAGATCGCAGAGGCCGAGGCAAGTCTGGCCGTTGCACCCGATTCGCCGCAGCGCTCGCTCGATCTCGCCCCGTCTCCCCAAAGTATACAAATGCGCGACGGCGCGCAGGCTTCGAAGGTGAAGCCATCCGGATGAAAAGGTACTCCCTGGCTCTGCTAGGCGCGGGTAGAAAGACCGCATTTTTCGCGTAGTTAGTTGGCTTTGAAGTTACTGAATTGCGGGGACATCGTTGGTTTCCAACTATCAAGACGTACTAGACCAGCTTCGCGCCGGCGGCTTGATCGTCGAATCGCTCGAGGTCGGCCGGCTCATTCGCTGCAAAGTCGAGGGCGAACGCGAGCGGCGTGGCTGGTACATCCTGCACGAGATCACCACCGGCACCGGCGATCGCCTGTTCGTCGGTTCGTACGGCGTCTGGCGCGGCAACGACCAGGGCGCGATCAAGATCGAACTGCGCGGCGGCAAGTCGCAGCTCAACGAAGACCAGCGCGAAGCCCTGCGCCAACGCGCTCGGGAAGACCGTCGCGTGGCCGAACAGGCTCGCGCGGTCGAAGCGCAGCGCGCCGCGCAACGCGCATCGGCCACCTGGGCGAAATGCCTGCCGACCGGCGAGTGCGATTACCTCGCGCGCAAGGGCGTCGGCGCGCACGGCGTGCGCTTCTCTCCGTCCGGCGCCCTGGTCATTCCGATGCTCGATGCCGTCGGCGTCATCCATGGCCTGCAGGTCGTGCGATCGCGGAAAAACGCCAAGGCCGAGCGGCGACCCGAGAAAGAATTCTGGCCGCAGGGCCTTGCGAAGAAAGGGCACTTTCACCTGATTGGCGGAACGCCGACGTGGATCGTGCTGATCGCCGAAGGCTACGCCACCGCCGCTTCGCTGCACGAAGCCACAGGGCATCCGGTCGCGATCGCATTCGATGCCGGCAACCTGGCGCCGGTCGCCCAGGCGCTGCACGCGCGCTACCGCACCGCGCGGATCCTGATCTGCGCCGACGACGACATCTTCGCCACGCATAAAGGCAAAGACGGCTGCGGCGGCCGCATCGTCCTGCCGGAGCACGACACAGATTGCCCGCACTGCGGCAAGCCGCACCAGCGCATCAACACCGGCGTCAACGACGCGAGCATCGCCACGCTGATCGTCAACGGCGCGTTCATCGTGCCGCGCTTCGCCGACGAACCCGCGCGCCGCGCGAAGTTCCTCGAGCGCGGCATCAAGCTATCCGATTTCAACGACGTGCACGCCACCGAGGGCCTTCACGTCGTCCGCGCCCAGGTCGAAGCCCGCCTCTCGGAGCTCAAGTGGTCGGCAAAAACTGCGCCGATCACATCCACCACAAGCGGGGAAGGGAGACCGACGTTCGAGCCGATCAAGACGCTCGACGAACTGCTCACGCGCTTCGCGCTCGTCTACGGCCAGTCTGGCACAGTGTTCGATCGCGCCGAGCACCAGCTCGTCGCGCTCAGCGACATGCGCGACGCCTGTCTCACGCGCTACCTGCATCGCGCCTGGGCCGAACATCCGGCGCGCGCGATCGTGCGCATGGATGAGGTCGGTTTCGATCCCGGCGGGCGCGACGCGAACGTCAGCTGCAACCTATGGGGCGGCTGGCCGACGAAGCCGTCGAAGGAAGGCAAGTGCGACAAGCTGCTAGAGCTGCTGCGTTATATGTGCAGCCAGGATGAACACAGCGAGCAGCTCTACAACTGGGTGCTGCGCTGGCTCGCGTATCCGATCAAGGTGCCGGGCGCGAAGATGAAGACCACGCTCGTCGTGCACGGGCCGCAGGGCACCGGCAAGAATCTGCTGTTCGAAGTCGTGATGGCCATTTATGGCCGCTACGGCCGCATGATCGACCAGTCCGCGATCGAGGATCGCTTCAACGATTGGGCCTCGCGCAAGCTGTTCCTCATAGCCGACGAAGTCGTCGCGCGCGCTGAGCTATTCCACATCAAGAACAAGCTCAAGGCGCTGATCACCGGCGACTGGATCCGGATCAATCCGAAAAACATGGCCGCATACGACGAGCGCAACCATGTGAACCTCGTGTTCCTGTCGAACGAATCGCTGCCGGTCGTGCTCGACGAAGACGATCGCCGCTACACCGTCATCTACACGCCACCGCCGAAGCCGCAGGATTTCTACGATTCGGTAAACGAGGAGCTGCGCGCCGTCGGCATCGCGGCATTCCACCAGTATTTGCTCGAGCTGGATCTCGACGGGTTCGGCGAGCACACCAAACCGCCGCTCAACTCGGCCAAGCTCGAGCTGATAGAGCAAAGCCGCGACAACATCAGCCGTTTTTTTTTCGACCTCGAAGACGGCGACATTCCCGGCTTCACCGCCATGCCTGCGTTGGCCAAGCACGTTTACGAAGCCTATCGCGCCTGGTGCACCAGCACCGGGCATCGCGCCGCGCCCATGCCGAAGCTCATCAGCACGTTCAAGCGCAAGCACATGGTCAAGGCCACGCGCGAGCGCTGGAAAGACGAATACCAGAACACCAAGGGCCCGCACGGGTTCCTCATGCTAGGCGGCCTGGCGAAAGCCGAGTGCCCGCCCGGCAAAGACCGGCTGACCTGGCTCGGCGAATGCGCCATGGCCTTCGGCAAGCAACTCGACGACGCGCAGAAGCGGGTGGCCGCATGAACCGGCTGGCCACCAGTGCGGATAGGTGCGCTAAGGCGTGCGTTATGGCGTGCGGCAACGCAACCCAGCTGCGAAGCCATTGTGCGCTATGTGCGTCAGTTTGCTTCAACTCCCTCATGCGGGCGCGCGCAGGCGTGCGCGCGCACCCGCGCGCGCATGCACATAGAAATGCACCCGCACATAGCGCACTGGCGCACATGCGCGCTCTCAAGCCGCACGGCATAGCGCACACTCCCGCACGCGCGCGCGCGCCCATTTCTCATTCCTGTTTTTTCGAAGGAAAAAGGGTAGTGGGGTCATGACTTCCTACCCGGAAACCGCGAGCTTTGCTGATTTCGCCCGGATAGCGGGGTTTCGCGCCAGCTACATCAAGCAGCTCAAGGATGCCGACCGCCTTGTGCTCACCGAAGACCGCAAGCGCGTGCGTGTTGCTGAATCTCTGCAACGCATCGAAGACACCAAGGATCCGACGAAAATCGGCGTAGCGCGACGGCATGCGGCCGATCGCGCTGCCGCGGCTGCAGTTGCTGATGATGCACAGCCGCCGCCGGAAGCCGATCCGAACGACGACGTCGCCGGTACGCAATCCATCCGCCGCGATGTGGAGGCGGAGAAACTGCGTCAGTTGCGCCGCGAGAACGACCTGGCCGAAAGCAAGCTGCTTGTCGCCACGGATGTCGCGAATGCTGTGCGCGCCGGCGTTGTCACGCTGCGCACGCGCCTGGAATCGTTGCCCGACACGCTCGCGCCGCAACTCATCACCATCAACGACGAAGCGAAGGCACGCTCGCTGCTCGCCGCGGAGATCGAGCACGCGCTGCACGAGCTCGAGCGGCAGTTCGGTGCGATCGCAAGGGAGGCCGCATGAAACAAACCGCCAACTGGACCGACGAATACCTGCGGCAGATCGACGACTGCGAGCGCCGCGAATCGCGCCTCACTGATTGGGAGCGCAACTTCATCGACTCGCTGCGCCGGCAGATCGAAGACGGTCGCGCGCCGACGGTGAAGCAAATCGAAAGCCTGGACAAGACCTGGGAGCGCGTCACCGCGCGAGGATGACGATGGAACTGAATCCGAATCATCCGACCACGCAAGCCGTGCACGAGCAATGGCACAAGCTCGCCGGCATTCTCATGCACAAGCTCGGGCTAGATCACGTCGTGATCACGCTGGCCGATCTGCAGCGCATTCCAAGCAACCAATTCATCGCAGTCCAAGAGCTGAGCGATGGCCTGCATTTGTGGTTTGTCGATGAAAAGACGGCGCAAAAGCTCGCGCGCAAGCATGGGGGTTTACCGACGTGAAGCCGATCTTTCGCTGGATCAAGGATCACTGGCAGCGTCGCGAGCCGTGCGTTTGTCTGACCGACGGCTCGCCGGTTCCAGAGGATCGCTCGCATGTCGAGAATCGCGGCGATGGTCAGCAGCGCGGCTACGTCGTGCTGTGCGAATCGGAGCGCGCGCAAGGTTTTGTGAGACCCGTTCGCCATTCCTACGTGCATGAGAAGTGCGGAACGCGCACGACGATGGGGCAGGCATTGGCCGAAACGTACGCGCGCAATCCATATTTCTACAGCGGCACATTCTGCTGCCGTTGCCGAGCGCATTTCCCGGTCGGCGAAGGCGGTGAGTTCCTCTGGGAAGACGGCACGAAGGTGGGCACATGAATTATCGCTATCTTGGATTTTTTCCGCCGCGCAAAAAGCCGCATGCCTATTTTCGGCACGGCTTGTGGCACGTAATCGACGCCAGGAGTCTTGCTGGCGCTAGCGGTGAAACGGTTTCAATCGCATATAGCAGATTCGCTGACTCGATCGGCGTCGGTCGAGCAATAGAAATTGCGGATGAAATCGAATCGATCGTTGGCTCATTTCCGAAGTTCGGCAGCGCGGTTCAATTGCAGTAATGCTCGCCGCCGCCCCACGCATCGCCAGTGCCATTGCCGCGGCCATCGCGCCGCGCAAGGCGCTGTCCGTGTCGCAGTGGGCGGATGCTGAAAGGTATACAACGTCCAAGGAAGGGCCAATCGAGGGCCGCTGGGTCACCGATCGCAATCCGCCGCTGCGCGAGATCATGGATTGCATGTCACGCGACAGCGGCGTGCACGAGGTCTGCGGGAAGTTGCCGATTCAATTCGGCAAGACGGCGGTCGAGCTCAACGCGCTCGGCTACACAATGTCGCACGATCCGTGTCCGGTGATCGTGTTCCTGCCGGACGATCTGACGAAAGACGCGTGGATCCTGCAAAAGCTCAACCCGATGGTCGAGAACACGCCGTCGGTGCAGCGTGCGCTCACCACGCAGAACAGCCGCGACAGCGCAAACCAGCGCGCGTTCAAGGATTTCGCCGGCGGCCAATTGTTCGTCGAGCACGGCAAGACGGCCACGCGCATGGCGCTGCGCACGGCCAAGCGCATCCTGGTCGACGAGATCGACAAGCTGCAGGCATCGCTCGCCACCGGCGAGGATCCGCTCGAGCTGATCCGTGGCCGCGTCAGCGCGTACCCGAGCAGTTACCAGATCGCCTATGTCGGCAGTCCCGGCATTCGTGGCGTGTCGCGCATGGATACGATCTACGAGGAATCCGATCAGCGCGAATATCACGTGCCGTGTCCGCACTGCGGCGAATTCCAGTCGCTCACTTGGGCCGGGTTGCAGTGGTCGCCAGGCGGCAAGGAGTGCTGGTACGCCTGCCGCATCAACGGCTGCGTGATCGAGGAAGCGCACAAAACGCAGATGATCGCGCTCGGTCACTGGGTGCCGAAGCATCCGGGCCGGCGCATCCGCGGCTATTACCTCAACTGCCTCTATTACCCGTTTGGCCTGGGGCCCCGCTGGCTCGAGCTCGTGCGCATGTGGCTCGATGCGCAAGGCGATCCGGCCAAGCTGCAGGTGTTCGTGCAGGAACGTCTCGCGCAAGCGTGGGAAGATCCGGCGCTGCGCAAGGTCAAGCACAACCTCATAGCCGATCGTGCCGAGCCGTACAAACTACGCACCGCACCGCGCGGAGTACTCGAGATCACCGCTGGCGTCGACGTGCAGGGCAACCGCCTGGTCTACCAGGTCGTCGGCTGGGGCCGCGGCAACCGTAGCTGGACACTCGACTACGACGAGATCTTCGGCGCGCCGAACGAAGACGACGGTAGCGGCAACCTCGCGCCGGTGTGGACGATGCTCACGGACCGTCTCAACCGCGCGATCGAGCACGAACTCGGCGCGCAGATCCGCGTCGGCGCCACCGCGATCGACATGCGCCACTGCGGCGAAGACGTCAAAGCCTACGTGCGCCGCAACCTGATCCGCCGGCCAATGGCCATCTACGGCGCCAAGGCCAACAACGCGCCGCCGCTCGGCCGCCCGAAACTCATGGATTGCAACTGGCGCGGCCAAAGCGACAAACGTGGCATCAAGGCGTACCAGGTCGGCACCGTCGAGATCAAACATCAGCTCTACCGCAACCTCGCGATCGACGGCGATGCGAAAGTCGTCGACGGCGAACAGATCGAGAAAACCGCCGACGACCGCATCGTGCATTTCAGCGACGAACTCGGCCGCGAATTCTTCGCCGGCGTCGTCTCCGAGGTGTTCGATCCGAAAGCGAACCGCTTCATCAAGCGCAAGGGCGGCGTGCGCAACGAACCGCTCGACACCTGGGTGTACGCGCGCGCGGCGGCGATGCATCCGGAGCTGCGGCTGCACCGTCGCACGGCTGCAGAGTGGGCGGCCGCGGAAGCGCGTCTCGGCGTAGCTACACCGGCTCCGGCCCCGGTTGCGCAAAATATACAAGTCGCACAAATTCCAAATGTTCCACGTGAATCAACGCCGGCGCCGCACAACGCGCCGCCGCAACCATCGCGCTTTGCGCGCCGAACCTAAAGACCTAACGGGGATCAACATGAGCCGCCGCAGCATCGAGTCCGGCAAGACGCTCACCGAAGAGCTTGTCACTGTCGTGTGTTCCGAAACTGGCAATACACGCGAGGCCGTACTCGCGATCGTCCGGCCGATCGCGAAGTACCTGGACCGCGAATACGGTGGCCAGAACGTGTATAAAAAATCGAGCAAGCGCGAAAACGGCGATTTGCTCGCGAACGTGCAGCGCGATCTGAAAAATAACGTGCCCAAGCGTGTCATCTGCCGCGTGCATGGTATGAGCGCGAGCAAGCTCTACCGGCTGCTGAATGATGCGCCTGAGAGCGGCGGCGGCGTCGCTGCCTGAAAGTGTCTCGTTTTACGTCGAAAAAAGAACGATAAGTGTCTCGTTTTGGGGAGTGAAGTGAACGATTGATTTGGTGTCTTATGCTCATCGATGAGCCAAGCCACCGACATGCTCGCGGCCTATATTGCCGCCGAGACCGCAGTCCTGAAGGGCGAGTCCTACCGCATCGGCGATTTGATGCTGACTCGCAGCAACCTTGCCGAAATCATCGCAGGACGTCAGGAATGGCAACGCGTCGTCAACGCTGAGGCACGCACCGCTGCGAAGCAGGGGCCACTCAGCGTACACGTTTCCGATTTCAATCACGGTCGCACGCCGTGCGGCGATCGCGGCGAATTCGGCTGGCACTGATGAAAACTCTCGTTTGCATCATCGCCGCGCTTGCGCTGATCTGCCTGGTCTTGTCGGCATCCTCTTCGCGAAGTGGGCGCAGCCAGGATGAGAAGCTCGACTCTCTGATTTTCCTGCTGCCTGGGATCCTGTTCACGCTGATTGATATCGTGTTGATCGTGGCGTGGGGTCTCTATCGGCTGTTCACAACGTGAACCTAGCCGAGCGCGCATTGTTGGCAGTTTCACCGGGCTGGGCCGCCAGCCGCGCGCGCGCCCGCGTGCGCGCTATGTACTACAACAGCGCCTACGAGGCGACCAAACCGGATCGCAACCGCAAGGGCTGGCGGGAGCAGGGCAGCGGCAACCGCGCGGCGATGATGGCGGTGCGGCCGATGCGCGAGATGGTGCGTCAGCTCGATCGCAATCACGATATCGCCCGCGGCATTCTCAATATCCTGGTGCGCAACATTGTCGGCGCCAACGGCATCGGCATCGAGCCCCAGCCGCTCACGAAAAACGGCGAGATCCACGACGAGCTGGCGCAACAGATCCACCTGTTCCATCAGGATTGGTCGCGCCGGCCCGAAGTCACTTGGCAGTTCGATAAGGCGCGCATGGAGCAGCTGCTCTGCCGCAGCTGGATGCGCGACGGCGAAGCGCTCTATCAAAAGGTGATGGGTTACCTCAATACGCTCGACCACGGCACGCTGGTGCCGTACTCGGTCGAGATGATCGAGGCGGATCTGCTGCCGCTGGAATTCTCCGACGTGCCGAACGGCATCTTCCAGGGCGTGCAGCGCAATGCCTGGGGCAAGGCGACCGGCTACTGGCTTTACAAGACGCACCCGAACGATCCGGCATCTCCGTACCAGCCGGAGAAAAAATATGTCAGCGCCGATGTAATGGGCCACATCAAGGCCATCGATCGCATCGGCCAGGTGCGCGGCATCTCGGCGTTCGCGTCGGTGATCACTCGGCTCGACGACATCAAGGATTACGAAGAATCCGAGCGCATCGCCGCGAAGATCGCCGCGAGCCTCGCTGCCGTGATCAAGAAAGGCGATCCGTCGCTGTATGACGATTCAACCAACGTCGACCAGTTCGGCAACAAGCTGCCGAAGCGCCGCCTCGAATTCGAAGCCGGCATGATCATTGACGACCTTCGCCCAGGCGAAGACGTCTCGATGATCGATGCCAAGCGCCCGAACACCGGCCTGGAGCAATTTCGCAACGGTCAGTTGCGCGCGACCGCGGCCGGCACCGACGTCAGCTATTCCTCGGCGTCGAAAAACTACGACGGCACCTACAGCGCCATGCGCCAGGAGCTGGTCGAGCAGTGGAGCGCGTACGCGACGCTGAGCAATGCGTTCGTCGACATGTGCACGCGGCCGATCTACGAAGGATTCATATCGGCAGCGCTTCTGTCCGGCCAGCTGAAAATTCCGCGCGATGCGGATCCGCAGAGCATTCGCAATGCGCTCTATGTGCCACCGCAGATGCCGTGGATCGATCCGCTCAAGGAAGCGACCGCGAATCAGATCGTCGAGGATCGTGCTTACGAGTCCGGTCCGGAAATCATCCGCAGCCGGGGCGGCAATCCGCGCGAGGTCGCGCGCCAGCAAGCGTGGTGGCTGCGCCTGAAAAAAGCCGCAGGCATTCCCGACATCACCACAGGTCGGCAGCTGACCATCACGCCGCAGCCAGCCACTAATCCAAATCCCGACGCGCCGGTCCCGGCGGAGGAAACATGAAACGTTCCGCACTGACGATGGCAGTCATAGCCGGCATCGCTGGCGTTGCTGGTTTGCCGAAAGCGGTATTTGCCGCCGCTGACGGTGGCGGCAAACCTCACATCGCGCCGGTGATGGCCGTGCGCCCGGTTAATCAGCTCGGCACGCAATACGAGCTAATCATCTACGGCGATATCGGCGAGAGCTGGTACGGCAACAGCGTGCTTGCGGCCGACGTGGTCAAGCAACTGAACGAACTGCCGCCGACGGTCGCGCAGATCAACGTGCGCATCAACAGCTACGGCGGCAGCGTCAGCGACGGTCTGGCCATCTATAACGCGCTCAATCGCATGGGTGCGACCAAGGTCGTCACGGTCGACGGCGTGGCCATGTCGATTGCCTCGTTGATCGCGATGGCCGGCGACACGATCGAAATGCCGGAAGCGTCGCTGCTGATGATCCACGCGCCGTGGGGCATGGCCGTCGGCAACTCCAACGACATGCGCGAGTTCGCTGATTTCCTCGACGTCTACGCTGAGGCTATGGCCGGTGCGTATGTCGCGAAATCCGGCCAGACGCGCGACCAGATCATGGCGCTGCTGACAGACGGCAAGGATCACACCTACACCGCCGCGCAGGCGCGCGAGCTCGGCTTCTGCGACGTGCTGCTCGCCGCCGACGGCAGCGAGCAAGAAACGCCGGAAGAAGAGACCGCGCCCGACGAAGAAACCGAAACGGCCACGGCTCAATTCATGGCCGGCATGGAGCGTTTCACTGCACGTTCACCCTCGATGCGCGCCGCGATCAACGCGGCCGTGCGTCATTCCCCGCATTTCGTATCGGCTCAAGGCGCCGATGCGACACAACCGGCCCGCGTGGCCTCAACTGGAGGTTTCGATATGTTGCGCAAAATCAATGGGCGGCTCGTGTCACTGGCGCCGCGTGAAAAAGCGAAAGATCCCGCCGACGGCGGCGCCGGCGGCGGTGGTGCCGCTCCGCCGGCCGCGGCCGCAACGCCGCCCGATGCGGCTGCAGTGCTCGCGCAGGCGCAAGCCGCGCTCAAGACGCGCAACGATTCCATCATTGCTGCGCTCAAGCCGATTATCGGCATCAAGGCGATCGCGGAGCTGCAGACGCAGGCGCTGACGGATCCGTCGATGACGGTCGACCAGGTCAATGCGAAAGCGCTTGCCGCGATGGCTGCGCACGCCTCGCCCAACGCGGGTGACCCTGGTCACGTCGCCGCAGGCGCTGATCAGCGGGACAAGACGCGCATTGCTGCCGTCTCGTATTGTCTCGTTCGCGCTGGCGGCAATGCCACGCGCGGCATGAAGGCCGAGGAAATTGCTGCTGGCCGGCAGGGCAATCCGTTCAACGGCATGACCATGCTCGATATCGCCCGCGCCTGCGCGGAAGCCGCCGGCAAAAACACGCGCGGCATGAGCCGCACCGAGATCGTGGCGGCAGCCATCACGACCAGCACCAGTGACTTCCCGAACATCTTCGAGAACGTCATGCACAAGGCGCTGATCAACAACTACAACAGCCTCGAGCAGACGTGGCGGCAGTTCTGCCGCATCGGCACGTTGAGCGATTTCCGTCCGCACAATCGCTACTACATGGGCGGATTCTCGGATCTCGCCGACGTCGACGAAACCGGCGAATATCAGGACGGACAGTTCAGCGATGCCGAGAAGGAAATCATCCAGGCCACGAGCAAGGGCCGGATCCTCAACCTGTCGCGCGAGATGATCATCAACGACGACATGGGCGTTTTCGTGACCGTCGCCGGCAAGCTCGGCCAGGCTGCCGCCCGCACGCTCGAAAAGAAGCCGTATGCCGTGTTGGCAGCGAATCCGAACATGCAGGATGGCGTCGCGCTGTTCCATGCGACGCACAACAACCTGGCAGGTACCGGCGCGGTTCCCGGCACGCAGACGTTTGACGATGCGCGCGTTGCGATTGGTTCGCAGCTCGATCCGAGTGGCAACGATTTCCTCGGCATTGTGCCTGTGGTCGGCTTGTTCCCTCTGAAATACAAGGGCGACGCCGACATCGTCAATGGCAGCCGCTACAACGTCGACGTCGAGAACAAGTTCGAAGTGCCGAACAAGTCCTACGGCCTCCTCCAGAAGGTCGTCGGTTCGCCGCGTGCGACGGGCAACGCCTGGTACATGTTCGCCGATCCGGACGTCGAGCCGGTGCTCGAGGTGGGCTTCCTCGACGGCATCCAGGAGCCGCAGGTGGCAACCGAGCAGAACTTCCGGAGCAACGGCGTGGCATATCGCGCAACGTTCGACTTCGGCGTCGCTGCGATCGGCTGGCGTGGCGGATACAAGAATCCCGGCCCGTAAGCCCTGAGATCAACGGAACCGCGGCCGGCGCGGCGCGGTTTCCACAATTTCCCAAAGTATAGGAGTCACAGGTCATGAAAAATTATCTGCAGCCGGGCGACAAGATCACCGTCCCCGCGCCGGCGACCGTCACCAGCGGTTCCGGCACCGTCATCGGCGGCAATCTGTTCGGTGTCGCCACGCACGACGCCGCCAGCGCAGCAACCTGCACCTTCCTGATCGAAGGTGTGGTCTCGCTGCCAAAGCATAACGGCACGGCCATGGCCGTCGGCGATTCGCTGCACTGGGACGCCTCGGCCGGCGAATTCATCGCCAGCGGCCAGGGCTCCGGCGACATCAACGACGCGGCCGTGTGCATTGCCGCTGCCGCCAGCGGCGATGCGACGGTGACGGTGAAACTGACCGCGGAGAAAGCGACGGCGTATCCGAACTACGCGCAGAACGTCAACACGTGGGCCGGAATTCTGGCCACGAAGTTGAACGCCGACGCCGGTGTCACCGACACCAACTACGACACCAACCCGCAGGCGTAACGAACCCGCACTCCGTGCGGAAGCGAACCCGGCGCAGGGATTCCCCCTCGCTGCGTCGGGTTCGACCTTAACCGAGAGGAACCGTGACCACGCATTGGCTCGACCGACCACGCAACGGACTGGCGCTCACGCTCGCGCTCGTCGGCATTGGTGACGCATAGCAGTTCAACTCGCAGATCGCCGAGTTGAATCGCGATGCGCTGGACAAGGATCGCGAGTTGAACCTGGTGCATCAGGAAATTGCGGAACTCCGGAAATCAAACTGCAGGCGGCCGAATGAGTGAGCGAACTGGACGAAGCGGTAACGAAGATCCGCGGATTGATTCATCGGGCGAAGGCCGAGAAGAGTCAGCCGCAGCGGGATGCGCTGTTCCGCGAAATGCTCGAGACGCTGACCTGGTGTTTGGGGTGGCTCGAGGCGCCGCATCCGAACGAAGAGCCCCTGAGATTTGCCCTCTACGCCTTGCTGCAATCCACGAGGCGTACCGAACTCGGCAACTGGTACGTCACTGACGCGGAATTGTATACCTGGGCCATGAATCAACTGGACGCACTGATCGTATGAACTACGCCACCACCTACGACGCATCCATCCAGCGGCATTGCGCCAAGCGCCTGCCGATCTGGAACTGGCTACGCGTGAAGGCTCAGCTCATCGCCGAAAGCGATCTCGATCCGAATGCGTTCTCGCCGCGCGGCGCCGAGGGCATCGCGCAATTCTTGCCGGATACGTTTGCTGACATGCGCAAGCTGCTCGGCTATCCGGACGACACCACGCCGTTCATGGCCGATCCAGCGATCGACTGCTGCTGCGCGTACATGGCCCACTTGTATGGCCAGTGGCGATCGCACCGCACCGAGCTCGACCGCTGGCGCCTGGCGCTGGCGAGCTACAACGCCGGACTCGGCAACCTGCTCGAAGCGCAGGCGCGCTCCGGCGGCCAGATCGGCTTCGAAGGAATCATGGCGTACCTGCCTGCCGTCACCGGCCACGACAACTATATGCAGACGCGCGAGTACGTCTCGCGCATCGAACGCATCCTCACCGAATTGCTAGCCGTGGAGGCTACCGTATGAACTTCCATAATTTGATCGCGTGGATCACGCACCTGTTCGCTCACCATGCCGCGGGCACGCTTCCGCCGGCGCCGGTGCCTGGCGGTTCGCCGGTTGCATTGCCGCCAGCGCCCGACGTGGCGCTGCCGCCGCAAGCTCATCAGCCGCCGCCGCAGCCGATTCCATCCCAGTTGCCTGCTGGCATCGATACGCCCGATGCGCACGGTCTTGTCGCACTGACCGGCCTGGACCCGAGTTCGACGCACGCGACGCTGCGGTATGCCATCGAGGAAGTCGCGCTCGCATTGCCGGTTGGCGATGCACGCCGCGGCATGCTGATCGAAAACCTGCGCAACGCGCAGACGCGCTGGCAAGTGGGCGAGGCGCACATGGTCGGCATTTGCTACGAATGCAAAGTCGGCGTGAATGAGGCGACTCAAGAGCCGACCTACCAGGTCGACCCGGCGCGCGGCATTGCGAACAGTATTGCCGTGCCGCACGGCTTGGCCATGACGGTCGCCGAGGCGACCGCGTATTTCAAGGCGAAGCCTGACGCCGAGGCGGACGGTTCGACCGGCAAATTCGTGCCGAGTCAACCCTGAGCCAGCATGAATGTTGACCTGGCTACAGCAATGCTTCAACGGCATCAGTCCGCTGGTCGTGTTCATGGGCATTTCGTTGCTCGTGGGCACGGCGCTGGTGCTGCGCATTCTGTGGCTGGTGCAACGCACCGCGAACGGTCTGGATTTTTCCGATTGGCTACGCGGTGCGGACGGCAAAGCCAGCTGGTCGAAAGCCGCCGCGATCGGCGGCTGGATGGTCGGCAGCTTCTGCATGATTCACGTCACGCTCACCGGCAAGGTGCCGGACGGCTACTGGCTGCTATTCCTGACCTATTTCGCCATCGTCATCGGCAATCCGGCGGCGATCGAGCTGGTGAAACAGCGTGTCGGGCCAGCGCCACCGCCACCGACCACGGTGAGCGTGACGTCGCCGCCAGGGCAAACCACGCAAGTGCAGACCGGTCCCACACCGCCGCCGGAGCCATAGCATGGGCGCGCTGATTTCCCTGTTCGCGTGGGCCAAAGGCATCCCGCTACGCGATTGGCTCGGCGCGATCGCGCTCGGCGCGATCATCGTGTTCGTGCTGTGGTGGGATCATCGCGAACGCCAGATTGGCCGCGACGAAAGCGCGGCGCAGATCACCACGCTCAACGGGCAGCTCGCCGACGCGCAGAGCGCGAACCGCAGTAACGCCGATGCGATCAAGGCGCTGCAGAGCGCCAACCATCAATGCGAAAGCGGCCGCGAGGCCGATCGCGAGGCGCAGGCGACCGCGCTGAAGGATCGGGACGCCGTCGCGGCGAAGCTCAACAAAGACGCCGCGGCGGCACGCGCCACGTTGCAGGCGCTGCTCGCCGGGCGTTGCAAGGATTGGGCGCAGCAGCCCGCGTGCGGGGTGACGCCATGAAGTGGCTCGTCGGCGTAATCGGTGTGATGTCCCTGGCGCTGATGGTATGGGCGATCGCCGTCACCTGGAACAGCGACAGCAACGCCATCGGGCGCAGCGGTCCGCCGATCCTGGCATTCATTCCCGGCCTGTTTCTGCTCGGCGTGGATATGGCGCTGCTCGTTTTCTGGGGCCTGTGGCGGCTGTTCACATCATGACAAAGCTGATCGCCATCGCCTTTGCACTCGCGCTCGTCGCCGGCTGCACCACGCCGGCGCAGGTCATCCGCACGCAAACCGTCGAAGTGCCGAAATACATCCGCGTGCCGATTCCGGATCAGCTCGTGCAGCCGCTCGTCGTCATCGAGCCGAAACCGCTCTGCGGTTCGACGTTCTGCAATGGCCAGCTCGCCACGCTGCTGCAGGACTATCGCGATGCCTTTGCCGTCTGCAACGCAGACCGCGCGACGCAGCGCGATTTGAACACCCATGCCACCCGTGACCAGAGCCAGCCCGCGGCGGGAGCGCCCGCCGCGGTGCCGGCCGGTGGAGTGCGGTAATGGCGCAGCTTGCCTTCCGCCAACAGATCGCATCCGACATGTTCGACGGCCTCGTCGACGCCGGCATGGCTGATCTTGGCACGTACACGCCGCCCGGCATCGGTCAGACACCGGTGCCGTGCCGCGTGGTGATCAATCGCGGCCAATCGCCGTTCGGCACGTTCGGCACGGTGATGGGCGACAAGACCAGTGTGCGCATTCTGCTCGCAGAAATCCCGGCGCCGGTGCGTGGCGCGGTGATCGCTGCCGACGGCGGATCGTTCGAGCTGGTGAAGGAACTGGCGAACGACGGCGCGCTGTCGACGTGGGACGTGAACTGACATGACCGCGCCCACAGCCGATCCGATCCTGCTGCGCATCCTCACGGCGCTGTGCGTGCCGTTGCGGCTGATCACGCAAGCGAACGGTTTCTATCACGACGTTGCCAATGTTGGCATCGAGCCGTTCGCGTTCAACGCGCAGGATTCGTTCCAGCAGATCGTCGTGCACGAGGAGTCCGGCGAGATCGTCGATTCCACGGAAGACGGTTTCCAGGACGAAAACGTCGTCGCGTTCCACGGCTTCATGAAGATCGCATCGATGGCGTCGGCCTACGCCGAAGCGCACCGCTTCGCCGCCGACATGAAGCGCATCGCGAAGTCGATCACGCGCACCACATTCGACGACGGCAACGGCGGATCGCTCGTGCGCTCCTGGTCGATCAATCAGAAACACGAAATCGTCCCGTCGGAATTGGGCGAAGGATTCCTTGAGGTGATCGTGCGCGTGTCGCTCGATTACCGCGATTTTTCACCGCCGGTCCCCGGCATCTAACCACAAGAGGCATACGTCATGAACTTCAACGGTAATTTGCGACTCGCCGAGTGCGATGAAAACGGGGTCGTGACCGGCCCGTGGCTCGGCCTGCTGAATCCGGTCAAGTGCGAACTGGTGACGCCGGCGGCGGAAAACGTCGACGAAGTCAGCCGCTTCATCGATACCGCCGGCCAGCTGCTCAGCCGCGGCCAGATTCCGAAATTCACTTCGCTGAATCTGTCGACGTCGTCACTGCGCGACAAGCGCATGCTCGCGCTCGCGTTCAACGGTGTCGCCGTCGGCTATTCGCAGGCGGCTGCGGATTTCTTCCACCAGACCGGCGGCACGATCACGAATGAAGCCGTGTCGGCGACTACGCTCGACACGCCGATCCAGCTCGCCAACAAGGACATCAGCTCCGTTGTCGTCAAGGACAGCACGCTGGCGACCACCTACGTTGTGGACACCGACTATTCGGTGGATGCGCTGGCCGGCACCATCACGCCATTGACCGGCGGCGACATCACCGCCGCCGAGGCGCTGAAGGTCAGCTATGTGGCCGCAGCGCTCGAGGACGAGGAAGTCACGGCCACCGAGCGCGGCGACTGGATCAAGCTGTCCAAGCGCCATGTCACGATCGGCTATGTCAAGAATGCCGCGCGCAGCACCACGTATACGCTCGGCACCGACTACGCGATCGATTCGCGTCCTGGCTTCATCAAGCCTCTGCCGGGCGGCTCCATCACGGCCGACCAGGTGCTCAAGGTCGGTTACTCGTGCGCCGCGCTCACCGGTACCACGGTGCAAGGCTCGGTCGTGCCGTCGAAACTGGTGCGCGTGGAGATCCAGCTCGCGGATCTGGTCGACCAGTCCGAAAGCTATTTCGTGTGCCCGCTCTACCAGGCGGCGTCCTCGGGCAACAAGGACATCTTCGGCAAGACGGTGATCAACGCCGATCTCGCCGGCGCGATGCTCGTGCCGCCCGAAGGCACGGCCATCGCCACGGAAACCGGCGGCGCGCCGTACATCTTCACGGCGATCTGATTTTCGTTGTCCGAACCCGCGGCCACGGACGGCCGCTTTCGCTTATGAGTTCCCATGGCCTTCCGCGTCGAAAACCTTTCCGCATTCGTCCGCGACAAAGAGCGCCTCATTGCGCTGCGCGACAGCGGCGCGAAGGTGATCGCCAGGGCAGTCAGTACGCTCAAGCGCCGCTGGGTGCCGCAGGCCAAGCGCGACATCGGTGCGCAGTACGCGCTGCCGTCGCGCGAGATCGGCAAACGCCTGCGCGCGAAAGGCGATAGCAACAGCGTCGCGCTCACCGGGCTGGGCCGCAACCAGACGCTGATCAAATTCAAGGCCAAGCAAAACGCCAGCGGTGTGGTCGCGCAAATCGAGCAGGGTGCGGCCGTCACCATTCCGCATGCTTTCATCCAGGTGCCCAAAGGCGCGCCCGGCGCCGGCCCGCAAGTCTTGATC